GACGGATGAGGCCAGCTTCAAAGCTGCCGTCCATCGTGACTATGTGTGCGCTGAGTACCAGAACCACTATCGCAACGGCGAGAACTTCCTCGGTTCTGACTGCCTGCCCGTGGACTGCGATAACGACCACTCGGAAGACCCTGCCGAATGGGTCACGCCGGAGGACGTCAAGCATGCCTTTCCGGGGATCAGCTTCGCCGTGCATTACAGCCGCTTCCACCTGCGAGAGAAGAACGGCAGAGCACCCAGACCCAAGTTCCATGTCCTGTTTCCCATCGACTACATGACCGACGCTGCCGCTTACAGCGAAATGAAGAAACTGGTCAATACCATCTTCCCGTACTTCGACACCAAGGCGCTGGACGCCGCCCGATTCTTCTTCGGCACGTCTGCACCGGAGGTGGAACTGCACCCCGGCGAGATGAACTTAAGCGAATACCTGTCCGCAGAGGACTTCGATGCGGATATGCCCAGCGGCTCCCATGGTGGGAACCATGTCATCCTTGAGGGCAGCCGCAATGCCACCATGTCCCGCTTCGCTGGCCGTGTCATCAAGAAGTACGGCGACAACGAGACGGCCTTCCAATGCTTTCTGGAGGAGGCCGGGAAGTGTACGCCCCCGCTGGAGTACCATGAGCTGATGACCATCTGGCACAGCGCTCAGAAGTTCTATGCCCGCGTACAGCAGCAGGACGGATATGTGCCGCCCGAGGTCTATAACGACGACACCTCCTACAAGCCGGAGGACTTCTCCGATGTGGGACAGGCTGAGATCCTCGCCCAGCGCTTCGCCGGTGAGCTGCGCTACTCCCCGGCCACACACTACCTCCGCTACAGCGGGCATTACTGGCAGGAGACCGAACCCGGTGCACAGGCAGTCGCCCATGAGCTGACCCGCCGTCAGCTGGCCGAGGCATCCAAGGATCTGCTGGAGGCCCTCCGCGTTCTGAAGGACAACGGCGCACAGGACCTGCTGGACAACACCACCAAGGCCAAGGCCGAAGCGCTGATGAACGATGAGCAGCTGGAAGCCTTCAAGGCCTACCTCGCCGCCAAGGCATACCAGTCCTTTGTGATCCAGCGCCGTGCATCCAAGAACGTGACGGCCACGCTGAAGGAGGCCCGTCCCATGCTGGAGATTTCTCCACAGGATCTGGACTCCAACTGCTTCCTGCTGTGTACGCCGGACGCGACCTATGACCTGCGCCTCGGCATGGCCGGAGCCAGAGAGCACTCGCCGGAGGACTTCATCACGAAGATCACCACGGTGTCTCCCAGCGAGAAGGGCAAGCAGATCTGGATGGACAGTCTGAGCCGCATCTTCTGTGGCGATCAGGAGCTGATCGACTATGTGCAGATGATCTGCGGACTGGCCGCCATCGGTAAGGTGTTCGTGGAAGCGCTCATCATTGCCTATGGCAGCGGACGAAACGGCAAGTCCACCTTCTGGAACGCCATCTCCCGTGTGCTGGGTCTGTACAGCGGCAACATCTCCGCCGACACGCTGACCTTCGGCTGCCGCCGCAACGTGAAGCCGGAAATGGCGGAGACCAAAGGCAAGCGCCTGCTGATCGCCGCCGAGATGCAGGAGGGCGCTCGACTGAACGACTCCACCGTCAAGCAGCTGTGCTCCACCGATGACATCTTCGCGGAAAAGAAGTACAAGGACCCCTTCAGCTTCGTGCCCTGCCACACCTTGGTGCTGTATACCAACCACCTTCCCAAGGTCAGCGCCTCCGATGACGGCACGTGGCGCAGACTGATCGTCATTCCCTTCAATGCCAAGATCGAGGGCAAGAGCGACATCAAAAATTACGGGGAGTACCTGTATTTCAACGCCGGGGAGAGCATTCTCGCGTGGATCATTGAGGGCGCGAAAAAGGCCATCGATCTGGAGTACAAGATCCCCGTGCCTGCGTGTGTGCAGAAGGCCATTGATGAGTACCGCAGCCAGAACGACTGGTTCGGTCATTTCTTGGACGAGAAGTGCGATGTGGGCGAAGGCTACCGCGAGAGCTCCAGTGCGCTGTATCAGGCGTACCGGAACTTCTGCATTGACACCAATGAGTACGTGCGCAACACAGCGGACTTCTACCTTGCGCTGGAGAGTGCTGGGTTTGACCGCTTGGTGGTCAAGCGCAGACGCTATTTCAAGGGTCTGCGCCTGAAGGAAGATGACGGGGAGTTCGAGGATTTTCTGAACTGAGAGACCAAATGACAAGGTGTATCAAGGTCATATATAAAAAGTCTCTTAGGACTAAAAAAAATAAGCCTAAGAAAAAGGTTAGTAAATGATATTGATACACCTTGCACTCAGTCAGAAAACCCTTGTGGGGCAAGGACTATGAGAGAAAAGACAATCGAGCAAAAATTATCCCTGATGGTAAAGCGGCAGGGCGGCATCTGTCCGAAGTTCGTGTCACCCGGATTTGATGGGATGCCCGACCGGATCGTACTTCTGCCGGGTGGCCGTATGGCCTTCGTGGAAGTGAAGGCCCCCGGCAAAAAGCCCCGCCCGCTCCAAACCTCACGGCACAACCTACTACGGCGACTCGGCTTCCGGGTGTATGTCCTGGACAGCGAGGAGCAGATTGGAGAGATACTGGATGAAATACGCACCGCATGACTATCAGGCCTACGCCATTGACTACATCGAAACACACCCCGTCGCCAGCGTCTTTCTGGACATGGGCCTCGGCAAGACCAGCATCACGCTGACGGCCATCTTCAACCTGCTGTTCGACAGCTTTGAGGTACACCGCGTTCTGGTGATTGCACCCCTGCGTGTGGCTCGTGACACATGGACGGCTGAAGTGGATAAGTGGGATCACCTCCAGAGCCTCATCTGCTCCGTGGCGGTAGGCACCGAAGCACAGCGCCGCGCGGCTCTGATGCGGCCTGCCGACGTGTACATCATCAACCGCGAGAACGTCCAGTGGCTGATTGAGGAGAGCGGCATCAATCTGGATGTGGACATGATCGTCATCGACGAGCTGTCCTCCTTCAAGAACCACAACACCAAACGCTTCCGATCCCTGCTGAAGATCCGCCCCAAGGTCAGCCGCATTGTTGGCCTCACCGGCACACCCACCCCCAACGGCTTGATGGACCTGTGGGCACAGTTCCGCATCATGGACAGAGGTGAGCGCCTTGGACGGTTCATCACCAAGTTCCGCACCGACTACTTTGTGCCGGACAAGCGAAACGGTCAGGTCATCTACAGCTACAAGCCGCTGCCCTTTGCGGAGGAGGCAATCTACCGGAAGATCTCGGACATCACCATCTCCATGAAGTCCACCGACCACCTCAAGATGCCGGAGCTGGTGAGCAGCGAATACACTGTGCAGCTGTCCCAGGATGAGCTGGCGCACTACGAAGAGCTGAAGCGTGACCTGGTGCTGACCCTGGCGGACAGTGAGATCACCGCAGCCAACGCCGCATCCCTTTCCAACAAGCTGAGTCAGATGGCGAACGGTGCCATCTACGATGACAGCGGTGCTGTTATCCAAATCCACGACCGAAAGCTGGATGCCTTGGAGGACTTGATCGAAGCCGCCAACGGCAAGCCTGTCCTGGTGGCTTACTGGTTCAAGCATGACTACCTCCGTATTGCCGAGCGACTGAAGAGGCTGCACATCCCATTCTCCCGGATGGATGACTCGGACAGCATCGCCAGATGGAACCGTGGCGAGATCCCCGTAGGTCTGATCCACCCGGCCTCTGCCGGACACGGCCTGAACCTTCAGTCCGGCGGCTCCACCCTTATCTGGTTTGGAGTCACCTGGAGCCTGGAGCTGTACCAGCAGACGGTAGCCCGTCTCTGGCGGCAGGGTCAGACCTCCAGCACCGTGGTGGTGCAACACATCATCACAAAGGGCACCATTGACAACCGCATCATGAAAGCCCTCTCCCAGAAGGAGCATACCCAGACGGCACTGATCGATGCCGTGAAAGCGGACTTGAAAATCTGAGACAACCTATGACAATCCGTGCCAATCCGAGGGACTAACTTATCGGAGGTACGAACATGGACCCTTATCAGGCATTAGCCAACGCCATCGTAGAACTGGCCGTAAAAGACTACAAAACCGCCCTCAAATATCACTACCGCCACCCCCACAGGAAGGAGTACGCCGACGATGTCTCCAGGCTGGAGCGATTCTTCCGTTCCGGCTGGTACGGGATGCTGACCAACCTGGACGGTGAGCTTCTCATGAACGGTGTCCGCCGCATGGTGCGTCAGGAGGTGGCAGCATGACAGCCAGAGAGTATATGAACCAGGCATACCGCCTTGACGAGCGCATCCGCAGTAAGCAGGAGCAGATCGCTGCTTTGAACGACCTGGCTACCAAATGCACTGCCCACATGACAGGGATGCCCCGGAACCCCAACGGAGGCGGTTCCCGTTTGGAGGATGCGGTTTCCAAGATCGTAGACCTGCAGGAAATCATCGCCGCCGACATGGAAGCACTGGTGGAGCTGAAGGCAGACATCGTTGCTACCATCAAAGCCGTGGAGAACATCGACTACCAGCTGATTCTGGAGAAGCGGTACATCAGCAATAAGTCCTGGCCTGAGATCGCCGTTGACCTGGGCTACAAGATGCGCCGAACCTATGAACTGCATGACGCAGCTCTTGAAGAAATAAAAATTCCTGAGAAATATTTGTGAGCGCACTAAAACGCACTATTTTGCACTTCGGTAATGTAGTATCATTACAATAGCAAAAAAACGATACGGAGAGCCTTCGTGGGAGAAATCCCGCGAGGGCTTTTTTCATGCCCAAACGGAGGTGATGCACATGGGCTATCGAAAGGTTGGGTACCTGGAACAAGCCTGGTACATCATCAAGTACAAGCTGCACCAGCTGCTGCACAGGAGGTGAACCGATGCCAAGGAAACCGAAACGCCCCTGTTCCTATCCTGGCTGTCCCAAGCTGACTGACGGCAGGTTCTGTGAGGAACACGCCAAGCAGGAAGCAAAGCGTTATGAGAAGTATGACCGTGACCCCGACACCCGTCGCAGGTATGGCCGTGCCTGGAAGCGCATCCGTGACAGCTACGTGCAGCAGCACCCACTGTGTGAGCTGTGCCTGAAGGAGGGCAAGCTGATGGACACCGAAGAAGTACACCACAAGGTCCCGCTCTCTGAGGGTGGAACCCATGCAAGGGACAATCTCATTGCATTATGCAAGCCTTGCCATAGCAAGATCCATGCAGAGCGCGGCGACCGCTGGCATAACCACTGACCCGGTAGGGGGAGTCAAATCTCTGTGACCCTCGCCCTGGGTAACGGTGCCGGGGTCACGTGTTGGAAAATTCAAAAACAAACGGGGTATTAACCCCCATCCTTTGAGGAGGTGTAAACAATGGCGAAAGACGGCACAATGCGCGGTGGTCCTCGGCCCGGACAAGGTCGCCCCCGTAAAGCATTGGTAGACAAAATTCAAGACGGCACCGCAGACTCTGCTCGGGTCATGTCCGAACCTGCCGAGTTCGTGGGTGCTGATGTACCTCCCGTGAAGGAGTACATGAAAGCCACCCAGAAAAACGGCAAGGGTCTGGCGGCCCCGGAGATCTACGCGAACACATACGCATGGCTGCAAGCCAGAGGGTGCGACAAGCTGGTCAGTCCCCAGCTGATCGAGCAGTATGCGATGTCGGTATCCCGCTGGATTCAGTGTGAGGAGTGTATTTCCGAGTACGGCTTCCTCGCCAAGCATCCCACGACCGGCAATGCAATCGCATCGCCCTATGTGGCTATGAGCCGCGATTACATGAAGCAGGTCAATTCCACCTGGTTTGCAATTTACCAGATTGTGAAGGAAAACTGCTCTGTTGACTACAGCGGTCCCAATCCCCAGGACGATGTAATGGAGCGTCTGCTCCGGGCAAGGAGCGGTGGTCGCTGATGGTCATTGGAAAAATCACAGTAAGCGGCACGAATGCCACCGTTGACTGGAGTACCGAAATCCCCAAAGGTCTCGTCGGCGGCAAGGTGCATATCGAGTACACCGATGACATTTGGAGTGAACTGAATAAGACCGTTGTCTTCCGTGGTGCTGTCACCAGAGACGTTCTGGATAACGGCAACGAAGTCATCATTCCGGCAGAGGTGCTGTCCCGCTCCGGCACGAATCTCTTTGTCGGCGTTTACGGTACGGATGCGGAGAACGATTTGGGCCTTCCTACATTCTGGGCAAAGCTGGGTGTCATCCGCGATGCCGCCGATCCCGAGGGAGATCCCGCATCGGACCCAAGTCTGCCAGTCTGGGCAAAGCTGTTGGAGCGCACCCCTGACTGGCAGGCAGCACCCGGAAGTGATAACCACATTCTAAACCGCACCCATTGGAAGGAAGTGCGTGTTGGTCATAATGTCT